GTTTTGGATCAACTGGTAAAATTTAATATATTTATAATGTAAAAATAAAGTTTGCCGCAAAAACCAATAAAATTTGCAAAGTATAAATAATAAACCAAAAACCGTAAAAGATCAAATTCGTCAAATCATCAAAAAACCTAAAGAAAAATTTCTCACATTTTCACAAAAAGAATATTGGGAAATTCTAGAAAAAAATCAAATTACATTATGTTTTGGTCCGGCCGGTACAGGTAAATCACATATTTCTATAAAAAAAGCAATAGATTTACTTTATTGTGAAGATAATAAGTATGAAAAACTTATTATTATAAGATCACCAATAGAATCAAGTAAATCTATTGGATATCTTCCTGGCGATATTGAAGAAAAAATGGCTCCATATATAAATCCTACTTATTATTTATTAAATAAAATTATAGGTAAAGAAAGTAGAGAATTAATGGAAAAAGTTAATTTAATTGAAATTATTCCTATTTCATTTTTAAGAGGCCGCAATATTGATAATTCAATAGTAATTGGAGAAGAATTTCAAAATGTTGGTATTGATGAAATGAAACTTGTTCTTACAAGAATTGGATATAATTCAAAATTTTTTCTTTCTGGTGATATTGAGCAATCAGATTTATTTAAAGATAAAAATAAAATAGGATTATTTGATGCTAAAGAAAGATTACGTGGTATAAAAGATATTGGCTTTTTTGAATTTAATAAAAATGATATTGTACGTAATCCAATTATTAGTGAAATACTAGAAAGATATAATAATTAATTTCTTTTAAGATAAATAATTTAAAAATATTTACTTATAATAAAAATACTATTATATTTCTTATAATTATGGAAATATATATTAATATTAACGGAGTATTACGTAATTTTATAGAAAAATTTGATTATCATTATCGAGAATACTTCTTAGAAACTGATGTTGATGTACTTAACGAGGATATAAAAACATTTGATTATAAAATAACATATCCTATATTTAATGACAATCTTTTGAAATATTATAAGTTTCAATCAAAAGATGAATATAATAATTTTTGTTATATAGACTATGCATTAGAATTGTTTGGTCATTCTAGACTTAGTTATCAAAATGTGATGTTAGATTTAAATGAAATAATTTACGGAAATAAACACATTAATTTCACTTTGATTGGTATTGATGAATTTGGCAAAGCCAAACCATCAACATTATTTTTTTTATCTAAAAATGGGTTTTTAGGGAATAATATTAAATTTATCGATTCTCAAGATATAGAAAAAGAATGGAAAAAATGTGATATATGGATTACTGATAATAAAGTGATTATTGATAAATGTCCTAAAAATAAAATGGCGATCAAATTTAATACACCGTATAATGATTATTATAACGGACAAATAGAAATAAATAAATTGACAAATATTAAAGAAATATGCTCGCATTCATGGGAAAATACTACTATATCGATGTGGACGAAGTTATTAACCTTTGTCGTGCAGATTATGGGACTGAAGAATTTGAAAAAAATCAAGGATTAAAAACCGGAGAACACGGTGAAGGCGTTTTAGAATTAAATGTATTTAAATTCGAGCTTTTTAAAGCATGCATAGAAAGAATCTTGAATGAATATGAAGAAATTGATGAAAAAATGGTTTCATTTTCAGAATCAGAATCAAGTGTATCTTTTAAAATTGCTATAAATACATTATTAAAATATAATTTATTAATTGAATATGATAATGAATAAAAAACAAACTACTATTGAGCTTCTAGAAACCATATTAGATAGACTAGAAAAAAGAGAAAATATTATATATTTTTTAGTATATGATACTAAAGGAAATGCTAGAGCATCCATAAAACATATTTATGACATGGCATTAGTATTGAAAGAAAACGGATATAATGCAAAAATTCTTGTTGAAGATAAAAATTATACTGGTGTTAATGGATGGTTAGATGATTCTTATAATATTCTTCCCGTCATTGCAATTAAAGAAGATGAGGCAACTATTAATGTTGATGATATTATTATTATTCCTGAACATTATTCAAATATTTTACCTCAATTATCAAATATAAAATGTGGTAAAGTTATGTTAGTACAACAAAAAGAATATATATTTGAAACATTACCTATCGGGAGTAAATGGAGTTATTTCGGTTTTGACAGATGTATAACAACAACAGAAAAATCAAAACAATATATTTTAGAATATTTTCCCGAAACATTAGTTTATATTATACCACCATATATTGGTGATAATTTTAGGCCATCTGAAATACCACAAAAACCGTATATCGCAATTAGTTGTAGAGATATATTACAACACCGAAAAATTATTTCTGAATTTTATTTAAAATACCCACAATTACGATGGATTACTTTTAAAAATATGGTTCAAATGTCATATTTAGAATTTAGTGATGCATTAAAAGAATGTATGGTTTCAGTATGGATTGATGATGAATCCACATTCGGAACATTTCCATTAGAATCAATGAAATGTGATGTACCAGTTGTGGGTAAAATACCAACAACAGAGCCTATTTGGATGGGTGAAAATGGATTTTGGACATATGATATTGATAATATTGTTGAACTTCTTGGTACATATGTTTTAGCTTGGATAGAAGGTATAGATATTACTGACAATATTAGAGAAAAAATGAAACAAACTACTTTATTATATACAAAATCACTACATACTGAAGTTACGTTATCAATTTTTAATGCTATTATATCTCAAAGAGTTGAAATAATCAAAAATAATATAGAAAAAGTTAAAATAGAAAATGATAAATGAAAAAAATAACAATTATTCTTCCAATTTATAAATTAGACGAAATAGATGATATGATGTTAAAAAACGCATTATTATCTATCGATAGTTTTCATAATGATATCAAACTATTAATTGTCTGTCCCAACGATTTAAAGAAAAAAATTAATGGTATAGATTTTGGTCAAAAATTAGAATATAAAATAATTTATAATTCCACAAAATGTACCGATTTTACATATCAAATCAATATGGGAATTGACGAATGTGATACAGAATGGTTTTCAATCATGGAAATTGATGATGAATATAAAAAAATATGGTTAACATCAATGAATGAATACATAAATACCTATAAAGATGTGGATGTCTTTTTACCAATAGTTAAAGATATAAATGTTGAAGGAGATTTTATAAATTTTACTAATGAATCTCTATGGGCATATGGATTTTCAGAAAAACAAGGATATTTAGATAATGAGTTACTATTAGAATTTCAAAATTTTCAAACAAGCGGTGGTTTATATAGAACTAAAACAATTATAAATCACGGTAAATTTAAAGATAATATTAAATTAACATTTTCTTATGAATTTCTATTAAGATTAACGTATAATGGAGTAAATATCATGTCTGTACCTAAAATTGGGTATCAGCATGTTAATTTTAGAGAAAATTCATTATTCTGGAGTTATAAAAATGATCCAGATATGAAATTATCTGAAGATGAAGTAAAATTTTGGTTAGAAACAGCAAAAAAAGAATATTTTTTTAAAAATAAAAGAGAAATACAATTTACTAAAAATTAAATGCCAAGAACCCGAACCCAAAAAATATATTTTGGGGAGGAACAAGAAAAAGCGGTAATTAAGTATATTGAAACTGAAAGCGAAGAAGAAAAGAATAAGATATTCAATGAATATTTAAAAGAACCTCTCGAAATAATGGTCGAAAGTATAATTCGACGATATAAATTGTATCGAAAAGATTTTGAATTTAATGATTTACATGTAGATACAATGTCTTTTCTTATTACAAAGATAAATAAATTTGATCAAGCAAAAAATCATCGTTCATATTCTTATTTTGGTACAATTTGTAAGAATTACTTAATGGGATCAATTCAAAAAGACGCTAAAGATTTTAATAGAACTGTATCATATGAAGATATTTCTGCATCAATTGAAGAAAATTCCGATTTAACATATGTTATTGATACAATACCAATAGATTATAAAGAAATTATCAATAAATTACTAACAAAACTTAATGAATTTATAATAACAGAGAAACTTACCGAAAATGAAAAAAAATTAGGGTATGCATTAATAGAAATTTTCACAAATTTCAATGAAATTTTTCAAATTGGTGAAGGAAATAAGTTCAATAAGAATTTAATATTACTTGCAATTAGAGAAATGACCTCTTTATCTACAAAAGAAATACGAGTTTCATTAAAAAAATATAGAAAATTATATAATGAAGTTCGTGATTACTTTATAAACTAGAAAAAAAGGTATTTATAATAATAACATAACTATAAAAATGAGAAATAAAAGAAAAATAGTCACACTTGATGTCGATTCTGCATTAGCATTAATGCAAGAAATCTATAATGATATTGTAGAACAAAAAAATAACGCATCTCTTATAATGAAAAAGATGCTTGTGTTTATGAAAGAGGCTGATGATATGAGTTTAATTGGCCCCGTAATCAAAGAACAACAAAAAATTCTAAATGAATGTACAGAAAAAAAGATATCATTAGTAAAATTACAAAATGCCATGATAAAACAGGGTAATATGACTACTGGCGGTATAAATTCTAATACAAAAATGGTTCTAAATGAAGAAGATCGAAAATTACTTGAAAAATTAATTGAAGATAATGAAGATAAATCATTTGATGATACTAATATTGAAACATATAACACATAATGGCAACTACAGATATTCAAAGAAATAAAATTAAATCAATAATTTCAGCAATTAAAGCCATCGATCAAAATCCGAAGGCCACTATTAGTGATATATCCGATGTTTATAACGATAAACTCGAATCGACAAACGGTATTATAAAAAAAAGTATTACAGATTTTACTTCTAAAGTAAAAGGTAAAACACAAAATAGAAAAAACATTTATGAAGAAATTGTTGATCTTGCTGTTACTTTTCTAAATGATGAAACAACGATTAAACGAAATCCTAAAGTAAAAATTTCAGAAAATACTAAACTTTTTAGATATTCTAAACAAGCAGCCAAGATAACACTACAAGCAACTGCACAAGATATTAATAATGAAACTAAAAGAACACTTTTTGGTAGCGTTTGTGATCCGCCCATAAATCTTAATGCAACATCACTTACAATATCTCCAAAAGAATTTGACTTTATGGGGTTATTGAAAGTCAATCCCAATTCTATTACTGGTAAACTTATGTATGAGAGTCCCGAATCAACAATTAATGGTGGTATAAAGTTTAATAGAGAATTATATAATACATTTGATACAACACCAAATCCATATAATTTTAAAAATCAATTTTTTATATCATGGGATTCGGGTCAACAAAAGTTTTTAGTTGAAGGATTAAATAATGAAACTAGATTGGGTATTTTTTTAAATGATTATTATAGTTCTATTGAATATCCTGATATTGATCATATTTTAAAAACAGCTATACAAATGGTATTGGGTGGTGATGGCGTAGAACCAAAAACATTTAAAATTGGTATGAAAAATTTAAATAGACTTCTTACAAAACTATTTTCAATTTGTGGTAAACCATCAACGAGTAAATCACCATTATTAAATACAACAGATACAGAATTAAATGAAGATGAGACTGATTTACAAAATTATTTTGATTTTAATGATACTGAAGGCATCGATTTAGATGATGAAGATGCGTGGGATAGAAGAGTTCTTAGATTTAAAGATTGTGAAAATTTTGAGATACCAATTAATCCCAATTATTCAGAAGATTTTACATATTTTTTAGATAAAAAACCAATAGATGAAAATATTGGAAATACATTAGATAAAGCAGCTAAAGAAGCATATGAATCATCAGGTAATGCCGATAATGGTGGTATCGCTTTTGAAGGATTTCAATTATCGTTAATAACAAATTATATTTTAAAAATACCAAGAGCGATAATTGCAAGTTTATTATCTCCTAAAATTTTTTTTCCAATTGTTGTAATATATAAAATACTTAAGGGTGGTGCATTATTAGTTACTGATTTAATAAAAATACTTTATAATCTTTTTAATAATTTCATTAGAAAAATATTCTGGAGGTTTATTAAAGAATTTTGGAAATTAGTGAAAGGTGATCTTTTACATTTTATCCAAAGAATTGCATTTAGAATTTTTATAAATAAACTTAAAAAATTAAAAGTAATAATTCAAATTTTAATTAATTTAATAAGGAAAGTTCTTGAATTAAAAATAACAAGTTGTTCAGATATATTTGGAGCTATTTTACAAACAATTACCACAGCACTTAATAGGCCAATTAATATAAAAATACCATCGTTACTATTACTAATGGCCGATAAATTACCGGGATTTAGTGCTGATAGAGCACACATAGACGCTGTTTCCAGAGCACAAGCATATGGTGTAGATATGGGGCCAATATATGGTGAAGATAATAAGCTTGTTTTAGCCATGAAAGCTATTATTGATGCTATATCTACAGAAGAAGATAATAATTCTTATGTTATAGGCACAATAAAACCATCAATGATACCTGTAGCACCCGGTGGTGGTACTGCTTTACTTACAGGTAGTATAGTCGGTAAAAAATTTTAATTATGGATAAAGATAAAATACTTGATATTGTTACAAATGTTAAAAATAGATCAAATAAAGATTTATTTGAATCAAGAGATGAATTATATAATGAATTTGAAAAAACAAAAGACTTGATAATTAAGCTAACAAAACATTTGGATACTGTTCAAGAATATTATGAAAAAATAAATACTGAAATTGGAAATAGACTGAAAAAATGAAAATTATTGATGTTGGTATATGTGTCAATAATATTGATCCAAAAGGTATAGGCAGAATTAGATTTCGTCCATATGGTGTATATACAAGTGAACTAGAAAATCATGTACAATATGATGAATGGGACGAATTAGATCCATTTATTGCCGCCCCATTTTTACCACTTCATATTAATGTTATTCCACAAATTCAACAATCAGTTAAACTTCTTGAATATGATACTGAAAATGAATTTCAAAATGTAGAATATGTTAGTGGTCCATTTACTTCACCACATGATATGCAAAATCAAACATTCGCAACACAACATAAAGGTACTACATATGGCGGTGTTATAGTAAAGGGAATAAAAGACATACGAACTACTAAAGGAATATTTAATAATTCTGCATCACGTGGAACAATTATAGATGAAAGAGATACTGGTCTTCGTGGAAATTATGGATCCGACATTATTTTTAGTGAAAATGGTGTTCAATTAAGAGGCGGATTTTTATTAAGTAAAGATGGAAAAAATAAAAAATCATTATTGGAATACCCACAACTTGCCAAAAAAATGGGTAGATTAAATTTAAAAAAATTCCCAACAACTTATCAAGCAATTAAACAAACTATTGAAACATCAGAAGTTAGTTCTAGCAGATTAAAATATATTATTGAATATGAAATAAATAATTTATCAACCCCAACAGAATTAAGAATATTTGTATATAAAGTTATAGCAGGACAAGGATTTGCCAAAAGATTTGACACTAACACATTTAATGAAAATAGTGATTTTGATCCTACAGATAAACTACAAGTACAATTAATTAATACTACCAATACTATTACAGATCCAACTTACATTGTTTCAATAAATGGTTCAATAGAATCTGCATATATCGAATTAAGAGAATTATTAAATTTAATTGATACTAATAATCTTACTGTTCTAGATCATTTGTATCCAAATGAAGACATCTATCCTTTTTATTTTAGACCGTCATCTGCTTTTAGATTATTAAGAGGTGCATCATCGACAGAAATAACCAATAAAACTACTTTTATAAATAAAATTCAATTACGAAATAAAACAAATGGTTTTGGATTAATTTATTCTAGACAAACAGCTAATGCCCCATTAATCACAAGTAAAAAAGAAGTTATAACTGCAAAAGAAATACCAAATTCAGGAGAACAATCATTTGGTAGTATAATGGCCGATAAAATATTTATTACAAGTACAAGTCCAAATATAGGTGTTAACATTAAATCAATTAATTTTAATGATTTGAATGAATATGAATTAACACAAGAAGATTATGTGGCATCTATAGAGCCAAATACATATGCTATGGTCAGAGGTGATATTTTATATCAATTACTTGTATCAATTAAAAAGTTTCTTGACGGGCATAGACATAATATAAATGATCCGCCAGCAAAAGATGGCGATCAAAATTATGTTGAATATAATAGATTAATGCAAACATTAGAAGATGATTTATTAAATAGATCACTTCGTATTAATTAATGGAATATTTATTGTAAAAACATATGTCATATTATCGTTCATACTTCAAAAAAAATAACACGATTATCAAATACGTGAATACCAATACCGCAAAAAATCCAAATACTGATATATTTTATGGTCCGGGGTTTTCTAAATTTATATTCCAACTTGATTTAGATAATTTAAGAAAAAAAGTAGCAAGTGGAGATACTGTTAATGCTGATTTAGTAATTGATAATAATACAAAACATATTTTACACTTAACAAATACTATATTTGGTGATGAAGCACTTTTAGGAAAAGATAGAGGAGCGGGAAAAAGAAGAGCAGTATCATTTGATTTACTTTTATTTGTAATTCCCGAAGAATGGGATGAGGGTGTCGGATTTGATTATGAATATGTCTATGATTATACAACAGGTAATCTTACGTGGGATCTTAGACCAAGTAACTGGTACTATAGAACAACAGAACATTTATGGACTGAAGAAGGTATTTATACAGGAACACCAGTAACTTTATCAACAATACATTTTGATAATGGAAATGAAGATATTGCTGTAGATATTACTGAATATATTAATCAAGTTTTAAGTGGAACAACAGAGCATTATGGACTTGGATTAGCATTTCCGCCCGCGTATGAAACTAATTTTACAACACTTGAAACATATCAATCAGTATCGTTCTTTACAAAATATACACAAACTTTTTGGGAGCCCTATTTGGAATCAATTTTTGATGATAGAATTGATGATAATAGAGATGAATTTTATGTTGATATAGGAAATCGTAATTTATATTTATATGTTAATTATATGGGAAATCCATATAATTTAGATGAATTACCTATCGTGAATATAAAAGACTTTAAAGATCAATACATACAATTCAATCTTAGTGTTACTCACGTAAAAACTGGTGTATATAAAGTATCATTTGCATTGATTGGATCTGTTTGCGATGATAAACAATTTTTTTATGATGAATGGTGTAATCTTAAAATAAAAGGAATCGAGTTAAATTGTGTCACTCAAAAATTTTTACCTAAACCATATAAGGATTTTTACAGTATTGGACAAAATTTAACGGCAATTGATAAATATGCAATACAATTTCATGGCGTATCATCAAATGAAAAAATTAAAAGAGGATCCACACGAAAAATTGTAGCAACATTTAGATCAATAGATAATCCGTTAAAAACGATTTTATTAGATGAGGTATATTACAGAGTTTATGTTAAAGAAGGAAGGACACAAGTAAATGTATGGGAATGGACTCAAATGGATAAAACAAATGAAAACTCATTTATGTTAGATACATCATATATGATTCCACGTGAATATTGGATTGAAATTAGAGCTATAATAAATGGTGAAGATACTTATTATAAAAATGAAATAAAATTTGAAATAGTTTCAGAAAAATAATCTTTACATAATAAATAAATTTAATCATTTTTATATATGAAATCAATTTATTTAATACGTGGAAATGATGGAAAATATAAAATTGGTATCGCTAAAAATCCGCAAAAAAGATTATCACAACTTCAAACAGGTAATTCAGATGAATTAAAAATAATCGATACTTATCATACACGCCACGCTAGAAAAATCGAATCAATTTTACATAATTATTATAGTTATGGGAAACAAAGAGGTGAATGGTTTATTTTATCAATAGAAGAAGAAAATCGATTTAAACATATGTGTGAAAATATTGAAAAAAGTTTGAATTTATTATGTGACATGGGAAATGAATTTATAAAAATCTAATCCAAATGAAAAAAAATATTATTACATGATTATTGAGGTTAATACCTAATAATCATGAAAATAAAAAAAATTCTTAAAGAAACCACAAATCGTCGCACTTACCACATTTTACAATCAGTAGATCAGGACACATATCCTGAAGATTACGGACATATTGTAAAACGTAAAATGGGATTTAAATGGATTCAGACGATATCGGAAATCACGAAAACTTTGGTAACATCAAGTTAGAATGTATCGAACATGGAAACATCATCGTAAAACTCAATGGAAATTAAAATAAGAAAGTGAATAATAGATAAGTTTGTATTTTTTTCATTAAATTTTTTATTCTTTTATGTTGTACACTTTCGTTTAAATTTTTATTTGGACGATTTTTACGAATCTCTATTTCTTTTTTATTGGCATATTCATGAGCTTTATCATAATTCCATTTTTTATATTTTATTAAATTTCTTTCTGTCCATTTATGACCCAATATTCTATTAAAATCCTGACGTTTAGGAAGAAATACATCATCAATCCATATCTCATCTTCTGGAATAAATTTCTTATAACCAGGATAACTATCAATATAATGATGACCACCTTCAATGAAATCTATAAAACCAAGACCTGGATTATTTCCTTTAACATATGACCCATTTACAGAACAAACTTTAACCCCATTTCTTTTAGAATCTTTTGCGATTCCTATTATCCTTTTATTTAAATTAGAATGTATTTTTTGTTCGGTTAATTCTTTATAATTTTTCTCAATATCGCGATTACTAAGAAAACCATTTTTACTTTTAGCTATTTCATATACCTTATATGCTTTTTCTTTATCTCTATAAATTATAGATAAAATATTATCATTTGATATTAATCTTATTGGAATAACACCGATTTTACGTTTTTCTAATATACGACCTAGATTTTTATTTAAATTAACAATTACTACATCTCGTTTACCTTTAATAATCAATTTAATTAACTTAATATCATTAAGTAATTTATTCTTCTGAATTTCTTCATTATATTTTTCATTATATCTTTCTAGAAGCGATAAACGGCTCATTTTATTTATGTTATATTCATAAATAGTATTTAATCATAAAAAATAATTATAACATCACATTCTTTTAGCATTTGTAGCGCTTTATCTTGTGATTCAATCCATTTTTCTTTATTTTTTGTTGTACATACAGATTTACAATAAACTTTTTTTATTCCTGAATTGATAATTGCTCTAGCACAATCAGCACAAGGTAAACCTGATGTTAAATAAATGGTTGATCCATCAAGAGGTATTCCAACTCTAGCCGCATTATAAATTGCATTTCGCTCCGCATGCTCAAACCAGAAGTACTTTTCGGGTCTTTCCTGACGTTCTGATTTATTATCATCCAAACCCCTAGGAAAAGAATTATAACCTGTAGAACGTATTTCATTATCCTTACCAACGATAACAGCACCTATCTGTGTTGACTGGTCTTTAGATTTGAGTTTAACTTGTTCTGCAATACTTAAAAAATATTTAGTCCAATCCATTATTTTATAAGTTTTTTAATTATTTCTTCTTTCTTTCCAGTTTGTTTTATGCCTTCCATAAATTTTGGTGTATGAACAAAATGATCTGTAGATATCCAAGTTTGTAAATTAAAATCATCTACAGCAACCCAACATCCGGGTCTATATGTTTCCATATGATTAAGTATTTCTTTAGCCCTTTCTTCTTCGACAAGTTGGTGTTGTGCAAAGGGTAATGTTTTTGTAATATCAATGGGTACTTTTATTACACCTTGCCATTCAAAAATATTTTGTAAATCTTTTAATGAATAATGTAATTTCCAATCACTAGAAATAATAATATCAGCATTTGTATTCTCAAGAATTTCATTAAGAACATTCACTGCTTTCGCATTAAATCTATATACATATCCCCATTCAGTTAATCTTGGATGTATTTCACTTCCTAGACTTAAAACGCCATCAATGTCCAAATAAATAAATTTTTTCATTCGAATGGTTTTATGGTTGATTTAGAATAATCAATTTCTTTCATTTATGCAAATATATGAAAAAAACAAAAAAAACAAATATGGGAAATATTTATTTCGAATTGTTTTTTTTATCATTAGAAGTATTTCTAATAACAAATATAACGAGTTTAATAAACTCCCATGATATTATTCCAAACATAAATGCAACAAATACATATAACGGTATAAACCAAGGTTCCGATAATATACTATTTATAGTTCTTATTAACATGGTTCTTTTTTTTTAATAAATATACTAAGAAAACTATTATTTGTAAATGATGTATAAAAAAGGCATGTTTCATGAATTATCATTATAAACAATTTTATAAAATAAAAAAAGGAGTGAAATTATCCACCCCTTTTTTATTAACTGATAGAATATTAGACTATCTTAATGTATCAAGATCGAATACTTGTATACCTTTCACATCAATAACACCGAAATATCTGTTATTCACCATCTTCTTCGCGTATCTGGTCATGATACCCTTTACCGGAGTAAAGTTAAATGGATTATACATAGTTGGTGTTAACTGTAGAGGTACATATGGCGCGTATACATATCCTGCATCAAGCAACGATTTCCCTTTATGACCAATTAACAGCTTGTTGGGTGGGAAATATGGGTCACGATATACCTGATAACGGCCACCAAGTGTACCAATTCTTTCAATACCCATGTTATATTGATCCTGTTCAGGTGCTGCGTTGCTTACATGGAAGTACTCAAGGTCATCGAATATTGCTGAAATCTCAGAAGAAACAACAATCCAGTTAGCACCGCCTCTTAGAGTAGTTTTATGAATTTGAGCAGAAAGCTGGTTAATTTTTGTGATTAATGTCTGGTTCCAGTCTTTTTGTGTATAACCAAGAAATGCCGAGCCAGCATTTCCATATTTCCATTCATTATAATCCCAACGGGCTTTCCATGCTGCACCTTTTCTCAAGTCACGAAGAATTTCACGGTCAACTTCAGCAGCAATTTGTTCTGAAAGAAGAGCAGTTAACTCAGCTTCAGCGTCAATATTGTGAAATGCGCTAACGTCTTGTGCAAGTTCAGGTGACCATGCGGCTCTAAGTTTTCTTTCTGTAACCGAAACAGTAACAGATGAAAGATCAAATGATACTTCACCAAGTTCTTCTTCAAATTCGAGAGTATCATATGTTCTGTATCTAAGCGTAAAGTCGCTAGCGGTTAATCCTGAACTAGCTACTGTATATCCAGTAAATCCACCTGTTGGAGAATAAGTATCAACGTCAATAGCAATATAAATTGTGCCGGTTTCATCACAAATATCTTGATAATTTCCAAGAGGATGGCTAGAGCTACTTGATTTTTTACCATATTCAACAATACCTTTACCATATTTTTGTGTTACAATATGGAAATTTCTTGAAACATTTTGAAAAGTAACCACAGCGGATGCTAAGAAATCCTCAGTATCCATAATATTACCATATGCACCGATAAGTTTACCTTGTCCGTCTTTTGTAAAACCTGTAAAGGCAACAACAACTTCACTAACAGTTTTACCTGATAAACCATCGGAGGTAGCAATACCATTTTTAAATGTTACTATATTTGTTCCAGTTACTCCTGATTCGACATATTTACCTTTTGAGTAATCGAAAAGTCCAGTATCAGGAGAGTTGCCAGTACCTCCATCGTTTTCATAGAAACGGTCATAAAGATTAATAAATGTGTCAGAATATCCATCACCAGCAGCATTAGCTGTATTTGGCCAACCATAAGGAGCGTAATGTGCTCCGCTATTTCTTTCCTGAATTTTAGGAACGAAGAAGAATAATTTACCGATAGGTAAATTCATTGCCTGTACACTAACAATATCATTAGCTAACAGTTTAGAGAATACACGGCGGATGATCGGGAATACAACAGTTTCAAATGAACCCGATGAGTCCGATACAGCAGCCTCGTTTATTAGATAACTAGCTTGGTTTTCATATAACTGAGCAATGTTATCTTTCATATGACCTTCAAGTCCTTCTAGAAAACCAAGGTCATCCCATTTTTTTATAGTATCTTCTTTGATAACACGGAGATGTTTTAGTCCGATGTTACCAACCATACCTGATTCTAATAATGCTCCCATAATATTAATTTATAAGTTTTAATTTTTTTTTATTTTATTATTGTATTTTTTTTATCAACTCTTTCATTCTCTTAAACTGAGGATTTTCATATGCTTTTGACTCAGATAACATCTCAGTTGCAGAAGACTTAGGTGTTGATGTTATTTTTTCTGCAGCAGTCTCGGTAATTGGTTTTGTATTTTCTAATTCACCTTTGATTGTTGCATAAAGATTTTTAGATTCGGTTATAGTAGAAACAGAATCAAATCTTTTTAAAATATCCAATTTTTCTTGTTTTGTTGTTGAATGTTCAGTAAATAGACGAGTTGCGTAAGCTAAACTCGCATTAAATACAGCGACTTCATTTAATTTGTCTTTGAAAAGAACTAAAGCTTTTTTGTACTCATTATTTTGCTTTTTAAGAACATTAATTTGTTCTTCCATAGTAGTTCTTGAGCCAGCATGATGAACATGTTTGCTTTTTATACCTGTTCTAGGTTCTTCAGCTCTATTACCATGTGCGTTCCATTTTGTTCTTGCGGCTTCAGTAGCTTCAACTTCTTTCATAAATTTATCGCCACATTCAGTACATTCGGCTTTTTCTTGTTCTTTTGCTTCAAGTTTTTTAACACCTGTTTGAGGAGAACTTTTATCAAATGGCTGACCATCTTTTTGTGTATGTGTTCTATGAACAGTAACACTTTCTTTAGTTTCAGTCTTTTTAGCCTTTTTATCAAAAGGTTTTCCATCACTAAGACTAACCTCTTCTTTTGTTTCACATTCTTTAGCTTCTTCGTCCTCGTCATCTAGTTCGATTTCGTAGACAATTTCTTCATCGGCTGGTTCTTCTTGTTCAGCTAATTCATCAGGAAGTTCATCTCTTTCAGGAAATTCATCTTCATCTTCATCAGCAACATCATCGAGTTTAATAATGTATTCATTTCCATCATCTTCTAATGATACAGTATCACCCTCTCTCTTAACAATAATACCATCTTCAGGTTTCATTGCTTTAAAAATTTTTAAAACTTCTTCTTCAGAGGCATCACTCATGTCAAGAATTTCATCCGATTCTTCATCTTCAGTTGGAATTTCTGGTTCCGGCTCTGGTTCCGTATCTTCCAATTCAGATTTTTTATCATCGTCTACCGCAGGTAATTCTTCTCCTGCGTCATCATTATCAGAAGTTTCATCATCAACGGGAGCATCCGTCACATCTTTTTCTTCTTCTTCAGGATCTTTTTCATCCTCTTGTTCTTTTAGCAAATCATTTAGTTCTTGTTTCATGGTTGAAGCAAGTATACCTTTTGCATTTGCTTTTACTGCATCTTCAAGTTTCTCAACTTGAAGTAATGCTTGTTCTAAGATAGATTTTTGAGCCATTTTAATTTCTTTTTGTTTTTATAAATATTATGTAATTATTAAAAGTTTATATTTATATACATTAAATTAAAAAAAAATCACTATTTTGATAGAAAATTATCCATTTTAAACATGAGGTTTTTTATTCTATCTTCCACAACAGTATTTTCTTGAGGATCATTTATTTCAAATTTTACTATATCGTCTAAATCCCTAAATACATATGCACCTGGCGTTGATGGTGATGAAACTAAATCAAAAGAAACAAGTTCAAAATCATCTTGAACTATGTTTAGACCTTTTTCATTTTTTAATGACCCAATGCCACGTGAAGAAATTCCTAATGTTGCACCATTCATTAATAGCATAGCAGCCTGATCACCCTTACAACTAATAATACCTGATTTTTTCCATCCTGGCGATGTAAATAATTTAACTCTTCCCAATAAGACATTTCCTTCCCACCATGTATCTAAAATTGAATGAGAAATTCTGTCTAAATCAATAAGAGAAGATGTGGGATGATTAAGTTCATTTAACGCCCCGCCATTTTTTATAATAAGTTGATATTTTTCGATTTCTCGTTTTAAGACAGATTCGGGATAAATTCTACCATTTTTATTTGGTACCCCAAATTTCTGTAAAACAGCATAAAGGATAAAATCTTGTTGAAAATCCATATCCTTTATTTCAGAAATTATTTTTTTATTTTCGTCAGGTGAAATATGACCAGCGTCATATTCTATGAGTAATTGTCTATCGTCTTTATATTTCATTCCATCTTTCATACTTTATAAATATTAGAATATGACCAATTAAATCTGTCAGTAGTTTTCTTTTATTTTGCAAGACATAATTAATTGATGTATGATTTTTTTAAAAAATTGAATATAGAATTTTTCCCAAAACCCAAATTCGCAATAAGGAACAGAGTCTAAGATTATTAATTCAAGCTTTTGATTATTTTCTAATAAAGATTTTACCCAGCGATCTTTATAATATTTTTTATATTTTGATTTTTTTAAATGATCAATATAACGAACAGGGTTATTAGACTTACTGGCATATCTTATATCACCACTAGGGTCTGCAAGACAATAAATATATGTGATTCCATTGTCTAATATCTTCATCTATAGTTTTTATTATAAATACATCGATATTTGAACTATTTTTTATTTTTATAAAAATTAAATAAGACTTTATCGGATAAATCAATATCAATTATATCTAAACAAAGATTATTTATAAATGATTTAATTTCTTTAGACTTAATATCAAATAATTTTTGTGTATATAATGTTATTTCTAAATTTAAAAAGGATTTCTTACCTAATTTAATTCCATTTGTTCTAACATCTAGGTCTACAATAGATTCTTTTTTAAAGTAATCTGTTTTTAAATTATATATTCTTGATTTAATTCGTCGCTTGACCTTTGACAGAAGTTCATTAAATTCATATCCATCATTTTCTGGCAGAATCCAAGAATTTAGTTTTATATAAATTGTTTTTAATTTTTTGTAATCTACGGTTCCATATCTAATTCGTACATTTCCATAATTTCCGAGAGTTATAGTCTTTCCAGTTTTCATTAAATTTTCTCATAATTTTATAATTTATGGTGAATATATAAAATATAAGAAAAAAATCTTTATATTCCAAAAAAAAACGGGATTAAATCCCGTTTTTTAATTGTGTTAATTTATAATAATTAAATTTTGAGATATTCATTGTTGTCAATTCTTTTAATACATCATTAATTTTATTTTTAACTGATAAATCATTTTCTTCTTCTAGTAATTTATTCAATTTACTAACCATCTCTTCTTTTAATATTGTAAAATTATTTTCTATATCTTCATTTGATAAAGAAAGTATTTGACGAAGTTCTGATTTTTGATCTTCATTTAATATGTTATCATAAAACGCATTAAAATTATTTGATAAAACAGTTTGTAAAAGAGTTTCATTTTTAATAATTGGAATATCCTGATCATTAATAATTTCTTTAGGTTTAATTAAATGTTCAATAATACTTAATTTAGCAATAATTTTTTTATCAACATTTTCGAGATTATCAGGTTCAGACAATATATCAAGATTTTCATAAACAATATTTTTTTCAATTGATTTATTTCCAATTAATTTATTAATCAATTTTATTTCTGGAATTACTTTACTATAATGTTCTTGTAAAAGTGGAATAATATGATTAACAAATGTTTTAGCATCTTCTTTATTTTCAATGTATTTATTTTCAATATGTTCATAAAAAACATATAAATCTCTAAAGCTTTTATTTTTAGAAATTTCTTTAAGAAGTTTTTTGATTGTCTTTTTGTCATTATTAACATAAGATTCAATCATTGTTTCTAATATCTTACTTTTAATTGTTCCAAAATTGTTCATATTATTGATTTAAAGTTTCTTTTATTGCTTTTTCTATTTCATAAATATTCTTTTGTGCTTTTTCAACATTAAATAAATCTGGCAAACTTGTTTCTTCATTTAACATTGATAATATTTTCTCTTTATTCGTATTAATTTTAGACTCACTTAATGGTGCGCCTAGTTCTGGCCCTGTGGGTGCTAGTGGTACTGCACTTATTGGCATAGTTTCGCCCATTCCAGGCATTAATGTACCACCGCCACCTAACCCACCAGATAATCCAGATTGTTGATTACCACTCATTGATGCTTCTAAATTCTTTCTTTCTTCTTCTGGTATACCGTATTTCTTATCTACATCATCAAAAACACCTGAACGTTTTATAATCGATTGTGTATTTGTTAACTCAAATCCAATGGCTCGTTCAAGTCTTTGTTGCTGTAAATCAAGTATTACTTCATTATCACTCATACCAAGAATATTCTTTTTAGCCCATGTATGTGAAACAGGAAGAATACCTATCTGTGATTGGTCTGATGTGGCATCTTTATACATTGTAATCTTTTCTTTCCAAGATTCTATTTTCAATAAATCAGATTGTCCAGATGGATTTGTTAATGATAATGTAAAATTGTTAAGTTCATCTTCTAATCCTAATATGAATAGATGAATTAATGCTATTTTATTTAATTCTTGAATTAATGACATTTGAATTCTATTAATTGTTCTAGCAAAACGAATATCAAGTAATGCCAATCCTTTACCATTTCCAATAACATCTTCAAATCCTAAAAATGCTTTTGGTATACGAAGAGCGGCTAGCATCTTTTTTTGTATATATTCAATATCAGCAATTTCACCTAAATTTTGTGCTCCCGGCAATGTTTCTATTGGGCTTGGTTGTGATGGGTCACGAACTGGAATAAAATAATCTTGATCAACTGCCATTTGATTATATCTCATGTCAACATTACCATTTTTTTGGTCTACTACTTGATCTCTTTTAAATTTATTCGCAATTCTTTGTACATAAGCTTCTATATCTTTATCATCCATATTGCCAACAAACACTTTGAAAACTCTTCTTTCAGGAGCTCGTGACGTTCTATAAATTAACATAGCATCTTCAGCCAAAAGTAATTGTTTCCATATACGTCTGATTTTGTCCAACATTGAATTATGTACAACGACACCATTAGCATAAAAATTATGATTATCATTTTCAACATAAATGTCATATGTTTCACATTCCCCAATTTTTTCAATAGATATAATTGGTTCAACAATAAAATCATTAGATATTCTATTAGATATATCATATTTCATTTTTTGTTGAATTTCGCTCTCACAAAAATAAAAATAATATGATTTTTTTTGATTTTTAAATTTTCTGTCACCGATACATCCATTTTTAAGAATTCTAGTTGTTATTTTACCACTCTCCCATCCAAGTGATTGAACCAATAATTTAACATCTCTAATTAATCCCTCATTTGTTAATTCAATAGAATATCTGACGCAACCCCATTCATCAACATTTAGTGAACCATCCGAATCAATTAATCCATTTAAAACTGATTTTCTAATTTCATGTGAAGATGAAAACACCCATTTAGGAATTCTTCTAGTGTATACACTACTTTGAAATTTTAATCTTTCTAATATTGTTTTTAACATTTTAGAATTACAAACACCTTGAGAGGTCTTATCGGTGCCACCATGAAGTTTTACTGTTTTATTCGAAAATTTTTCTAAATAATTAATATATTTTTCATTTATAGTTTTATGAATACCCAAAGCAATATACACAGCGTTATTACTAATCCAACCATCGCCTAATAAAAACCCAAACAATTCCGCAAATTCTTTCGTAACAATATCAGGTATACAGTTAATATCACGCCAATAACCATTTCTACAATTTTCTGGTTTAGTTTTATTTATGTATATGTCGTTGTTATTTGTGTTTTTAGGATTAATAATTAATAAATCGCCAATTTTAAAATCTAATACGTTTTTATAATCAAAAGATTGTTGTTCTTTATTATAAAAAAGTATTCTGTGTTCTTCGGATACATCAATATAGTTATGCTTTGTGGATAGTTTATAACATAATTTAGTTCCCGATTTCACAGTATCTATGACTTTTGATAAACACCTAGTTTGAGATGTGATGTCAAAACTATAAACATTATCCCCAATTTTTATATCTTTTATTTCTTCATAACCGTTTTCTGTTTCTATATAAGTGTTTGATTTTAAACAAGTACCATAAGGAAGCTTTCTATCATCTCCAAGAATTCTAAAATGAGCAATTTCCCATGCTTGAAATTCCATGTCTTTATTTTTCCAAGTAAATCTTAATTCTCTAGTTGGAAATCTACTTCCTACTCTATCACTTTGATTTGGTACAGATTGTCTTGCACCTTCGAGCCTTTCTACTTCAATATTTGGTAATTGTTGACATCCTATAACGCCTTTCTTATTATCAATTTTTAAGTAAACGAAATTATCACCATATTTACACATACCTCTAGTCCACATTGGTAAATTTGTATTCACATCTAATGTGTTATAAAATAAATCTTCAAGTATATGTTGAATTCGTTTTGAATCTGAATGTATGGTTAATATTTGTCCTTTTTCAGATTTTGTTGTTGATTCTTCGGCATATATATCAAGAGCTGCAGAAATTTCGGGAGTATTATGTGAAAATATTGTATCTGTTGCGAAATTTTTATATCCGGGAACAGTTAAATCATAAACAGGTATAATTCCATACGGTTCAATCGATTTAATCTTATGATTTAAAGCATATTTATCACCCTTAACTTTTGCCGTTGAATATTTAGATTTTTT